GCTATATATATATATACATACCACCCAAAATATTCTGCCTAGTGACGTGCGTATGGGGTGACAAATGTCCGGTTTGTACACAGTCTATCCTGGGAATTGTCTGGGAATATATCTGGAATGGTAAGGAATTGGCACCATTCTGGTAAGACCCCCCAACTCTATACAATATATACCAAGTGATTCACATCAGGGAATCACGCTCCAATGGGACCGTGACCCTGACCGTGAATCACGACAAGCGAACGTCACCAAAGACGTTCGCTGAAGAACCACGATCACTACATTGGGTCGTGATCGTGATAGAGAACAATTCGGGATAGGTCTGCCTGTTGGCAGGCACCTTAGGTGGTGCTGCCAACGAAATGCCATTGAGATTCGATCCTGATCCCGGCCCCCGGGACCGCTCCCCTAGCGGTTCCCGGGTTGGCCCCAGTCCGGGTCCCGGTCTGGACCCCCCTCTGGCTCACCCTCACCGCCACTGGCAGTTCGGGTTCGCCATCTCCCCCCGTTTCCCGGACGATAGCAAGGTGGTGACAAGTCTTGGCGTACCCCAAGAACCATCCGGCCAACGCCAAGCGTCAGGCCGAATCGGAGGCCGTGAAGGTCAAGGTGATCGAACACCTGGGGTCCGGGATTCCGGTCAAGCGGGCGCTGGCCATGGTCCAGCGCACCCAGAAGTGGTACGAGTGGGCACGCAAGGCCGACCCGGTCTTCAAGCAGGCCTGTGACGCGGCACGAGCCGCGCACCGGGAATCGGTGGAGGAAGCCGACAAGGTCATCCAGGCCCAGCGCCTGGCCATGGGCCAGTCGCGTCTGGGTCCGTTCGAGGAGTGGAGCGAGCAGTACCTGAAGTTGAGGGTCTGGCCGCACCACGAGAACATGATCGACGTGGTTCACGGGCGTGAGCCCAGGAACTTGCACCCGTCGATGATCTACGAGCCCGGATCAGCCGGGGCTCGCCGGATACTGATCAACGTCCCCCCGAACCACGCCAAGACGATGCTCCTGAGCATCGGCTACGTGACGTACAAGATCATTGAGAACCCGAACATCAACGTCCTGATCGTGTCCAAGACCCAGGACATGGCCAAGAAGATTCTCTACGCGGTCAAGCAGCGGTTGACCCATCCCCGGTGGAAGACCCTCCAGGATCGGTTCGCGCCGCTCGAGGGCTTCCGGGCCACCAGCGATACCTGGAGCGCCACCAAGATTTATCTGGGTGGCGAGGCCCGGGATTCGGACCAGAAGGACCCGACCATCGAAGCGTTCGGGATCGGGGGAATGATCTATGTGGCTCGGGCGAACCTGATCGTTCTGGATGACGTGGTCACGCTGTCCAATTCCAACGAGTACGAGAAGCAAGACTCGTGGATTCGCCAGGAAGTGGCCTCGCGTATCGGTCCCGGTGGCCAGATCGTGGTGGTGGGGACGCGGGTAGCGCCCCTGGACCTGTATCGGTATCTGCGCGACCCGGAGACGTATACCGACAATCAGGTCCCGTGGACGTACCTCGCCATGCCCGCCGTACTGGAGTACGGGCACGGCGTGGACGAGTGGGAAACTCTCTGGCCGATCTCCGATGAGCCGTTCGTGGACGATGACGACCCGGTGGGGTCTGATTCCAAGGGATTGCTCTATCCCCGCTGGACCGGACCACGGCTGAGTGATGTCCGCAACGAGACCGGACCACGCAAGTGGTCCCTGGTCTACCAGCAGGCGGATATTGCCGATGATGCGGTGTTCGATGCCCTGTGCGTGAGGGGCTCGTGCGACACCAACCGCCGTGTCGGTCCCCTGAAGGACCGAACCGGGTGGCACGTGCTCGCCGGTCTGGACCCGGCTGTGGCCGGGACCACCGCTGCGGTGGTCTATGCCGTGAATCGCGAAGACGGTTCGAGGATGGTCCTGGATGTCCAGACCCTGACCTCGCCCACTCCCCTACAGATTCGTGGACTGATCGAATCGCTCACGGATACGTACTCGCCCAACGAGTGGATCATCGAAACGAACGCCTTCCAGGGCTTCCTGGCCAACGACGAAACGCTCCGGGCGTTTCTGGCCAACCGGGGAATCGTCCTCAAGCCCCATTACACGGGCAACAACAAGACCGACCCGGATTTCGGAGTGGCCTCCATGAGTGGCCTGTTCGGGACGCGCACCACCGGGGAACCGGGCAAGCCCTCGCACCACCAGGGAGACAACCTTCTGTCGCTGCCTGCGGCATCGACGCAAGGAATGAAGGTGCTCACCGAGGAACTGGTGTCGTGGAATCCCGAACTCCCGGTGAAGAGGCGCAAGCAGGACACGGTCATGGCCTTGTGGTTCTGCGAGTTGCGGGCACGGGAGATCGTGACCTCCTCTCGCCGGGGCTCGCACTTCCTGGGCAACAACCCGTTCCTGTCCGAACGGGACAAGGCACGACGTGTCGTGATCGATCTGAATGAGTGGGCTGCTGCCCAGAACGCAATGTGAGGGAGGTGACCCGTGGCTGAGTTCGCGACTGGGGCGCTGAACAGGTACAACGTCCTGAAGCGACGTAACGAAGAGGCGCAAGCACGCATGCTTGCGGTGAATCTCGTTCGCACGGGTCGATCCAACCAATTCTTCAATGGGCTGTTCCCGGAGGAATGGTCCAAGCCCATCGTGGCCAACGTCATCGACCTGGCTGCCACGGACTCTGCTGAGTCCGTGGGCGTGATCCCGACGATCACGGCCCTGGGTGATGATGCCCTGGACGAGTCCAAGCGGACTCGTGCCGACAAGTTGACGCGCATCTCGAACGGGTACGTGTACGAGTCGAACCTTGGCGTGACCCTGATCTCTGCCGCTGACTACCTGATCTCCTACGGCGAAACGATCTTCCGGGTTGAACCGGACATGGACCTGGAAATGCCCTTCATCCACATCGACTCACCCATGGGTGCGTACGTGGAGCGTGATCGGTTCAACCGGATCACGGGGTACGTGAAGTCCTGGCGCAAGAAGGCCAGCGCTCTGGCCGACCTGTACCCGGAGCACGCCAATCGGCTGATGCCGCGTGAGCGTTACACGAACACCCCAGCCGACCGGATGCTGACCCTGGTCAAGTTCTACGACCGGGACGGTCAGGTGCAGTTGTTCGTTCCCGAGGCCCAGGCCGTGGTCCTGGACTCGTACGAGCACCCGTTGGGTCGCGTTCCAGTGGTTGCTCCCCTGCGTCCGACTCTCGACGGTCAGCCGCGTGGACAGTACGACGACACCCTGTGGGTGTTCGCAGCCCGTGCCCGTCTGGCGCTGCTCAACCTGGAGGCAGCGACCAAGGCCGTGGAGGCACCGCTGGCGGTGCCCTCAGACGTGCAAGAGGTGGCGTTCGGACCCGATGCCCTGATCCGGTCGAACACTCCCGAGCGGATCAGGCGTGTTCCGCTGGAGGTTCCCCAGTCGGCCATGCTCGAATCGCGCTCGCTGGAGCGCGAGTTGCAGTTGTCCTCGCGAATGCCCGAGGGCCGGATGGGCGAGACCGATGCCTCCGTGGTCACCGGACGTGGCATGCAGGCATTGATGGGTGGGTTCGACTCGCGCATCAAGACCTACCAGTCGCTGATCGGGTCGGGTATCTCCGACGCCATCAGCATGTGCCTGGAGTTGGACGAGCGGATGTGGGCCAACGCCCGCAAGACGATCCGTGGCTCCATCAACGGGACCCCGTACACGGTCACCTACCGTCCCGAGGCCGACATCCGTGGCGACTATCAGGTCAGTTGCGAGTACGGGCTCATGGCCGGGATGGACCCGAACAGGTCCCTGGTCTGGGGCTTGCAGGCGTTGGGTGCCGGTCTCACGTCCAAGTCCTTCATCCGGCGCAACCTCCCGGTGGCGCTGGATGTGTCCACCGAAGAGCGCACGATTGACGTGGAGAACCTCAGGGATGCCCTGATGATGGCGTTCCAGGGCTACGCCCAGGCCATCCCCCAGATGGCAGCCTCCGGTCAGGACCCGACCGAGCCCGTGCGGGCCATTGCGACCCTGATCGCAGAGCGCAAGAAGGGCACTCCGGTGGAGAAGGCCGCTGAGTCGATCTTCACCCCGCCCGCACCCGTGGAGCCCGCAATGCCTGCGGCTCCGGGTGGCGAACCACCGATGCCAGGGATGGACATGGCCCCGCCTCAGGGCGGTGGCTTGCAGCAGTTGCTGTCCCAGTTGTCGGGCACCGGGAACCCGTCCACGTCTGTTCGCACGATGACCCAACGACCCGTCGCCTAAGGAGGACAGATGGTCAACACCCAGATCACCGACGCCGTGACCCAGTCACTGCGTCCGATCCAGCCTGGTGACCTGGACGCTGCCGACATGAATTGGCAGCCCAACCCCAACTACAGCCCGGATGTCGTGGACCTCCACGAGGCCGACGTGCTGGATAAGGACGAAGATGCCGACTCCTGACCCGAAGCCCGCAGACATCATCAAGGCCTTCCAGGCCAAGGGCGTGGACTTCCAGACCGTGAAGAATTGGGACACCCGTGGACGTTCGTGGGCCGGTCCCGATGGATCGAAGGGTCTACTGGGCGCTGTAGTCCACCACACCGCCACCGCAAGTGCGGTGGGGGCGAAGGGTTGCCCGACTCTCGAATGGGCCAACAACCCGTTCCCCGGCGATCCTCTGCCCGCCTGCAACATCATCGTTGGAAGGGGTCCTGGTGATACATATCTTCTATCCGCTGGAAGTGCGTACCATTGCGGAGACGGTGGCCCGTTCCCTGCAATCGGCGTTAGCGAACGCGGCTTCCACGGTCAGTTCCGCCTGTGGGGTATCGAAATTGACGATCCCGGGACATCACCAACTAGCCTCACGGACTACCAGATCGACAACACCGCCAAGATTCTCGCGGCGCTGGGAGACCTCTGCGGATGGGATAACGACTTCTCCACCGTCGTGACCCACAAGTGCTGGACCGATGGGTGCCACGGGGTCAACCCGAACGGGCCGAGCCCGTGCCTGGGTCGCAAGAACGACACCCTGGATGGCGAGTGGGCGCAGTACCCGGTACCCAAGGGCTCGCGTCCGTACAACGCCGAGTGGTGGCGTGAGCGGGCTAAGGGCAAGTTGGTGGCCCCGATGTGGGACGGCACCGTGCCGTCGATGGCAGCGGTGCAGTCTGCACGTACCGATGGTGTCGCGAACACCGGAACCTGGCGAGTTGCGTGCAAGTTGTACGACATCGGAATGTGGGCCGATGGCGGTGCCAAGCCCAAGAAGCGTGGAGTCCAGACGTACCCATCCAAGTCGCTCGCGAAGTATCGCGGCGAACTGGGCATGGACGGCGGGGACGGCTTCTCCGAGAAGGTCTCCAAGAAGTTGTTCGGGATGGTCAAGCCTTGAGGACTTCCGGCTGGTTGACGTACTGGAACGCGAGGGCTGGGCTGGAGTCAGCCAAGAAGGCTGGCGCAGACGACGTGTGCCTGTTCCATTTGGAGGTCAATGACGACCGAACGATCACGGACCTGTGGAAGCCGAACGCGGCCCCGGCTGACCTGAAGGCCATCCAGAAGTCGGGCATCCCGTATCTGGTGTCCACCACCACCACGTTCGGTGGGGCCACCATGTTGTCGATCATGAACAACAAGACGACCATCGGGGACGTGGCGGATCGTCACATCCGCCTGGCCTACGAGTACAAGGCCGTGGGTATCGACCTGGACTGGGAGTCGATCAATTTCGGGACGAACGGCAAGCAGTCTCAGGTGGCGAACCTGTACTGCCTGTTCATCAGCGAGTTGAAGAAGCGCGCAGGATCGCTGCGCATCTCAGCCACGATCCCCGGCAGGACGAACAAGGCCCCGCTTGACTGGCAAGTCTACGATTATTCGGGAATCGGGAACGTCGCGGTCGAGGTCCGCTTGATGG